CAATCGCAAATCGGTGAGATCATAAATCTCAAACGCAGACCTACCGAGGGAGAGGTCAAGAAGATCGAGTTGGCGTTTTTGGATGCCGGAATGATTGTGGACGTAATAAGCGAATGGCCTGAGATGTTTACCTCAAAAGTAAAGAGCATGACTTATTATCAAGAAGTTGAGTCAGATCGTTTGCTTCCAAATAATCAGTCATTGAATCTCGAAAACAAGGAAATCTTGCAAATGCTTTTCGATAAACTCGATTTGATTGAGATTGATATTCTTTTGATGAACAGGGTTGAAGGGCATCCGATGAGTGCGATAGCGAAAAAGCATGATTTGACTGCAAGTAGAGTTGGGCAACTTTCGCAGAATCTAGACAAGAAAATACATGAGTTTAATGAAAAGCTTGATCTTGATGGGACTTTATCCAAAGAAGGACTTACAATATACTTGGGCGAAGACCTTGAAGAACGTAGACTCGTAGAAACCAAAAACCCAAAAGCATTCAGCGGAAAGTTTCCCGCACTTGCAAAAGCATTGGTAACGGCATGAAAAAGACGCTAAAAGAATTAAAAACAATGCCATTTAAATATTTGGATGGTCAAGTAATAACAGTTGACGGTGAACGTTGGAGAATTCCAAAACCCGCAGTCAACGCAATTTTACGTCATTTTAAATTTAGAAAAAAACCATGCAAAGAATGCGGATGCATAACCGTATCTATTGCGGATTTCATAAGGTTTGCAAAGAGTCACTCCACCCCCAAAGAAGCTTTCCAATCACTATGGCAAGTCGGAGAAGATCGAGCCAACGATTGCCTAAAGATTTATGAATGGACCCTCAAATTCTTTGAAATAAAACCATGAGGGAAATCTTCGAATATCTAATATTTACAGTCATTTTCATCGCTAGTTCAGCGACCTTCATTTGGCTTATCATTTCCATACTTACAAACATTTACAATGACTGACGAAAGATTTGAAAAGGTAGAAATCAGGCTAAGAATACCAAAGTGGCATCGTGATATTTTAGAGGAGTATTGTAAAATTTACGGCACAAATCCATCTGCCACAATTTGCGGCTATATTACGGAGGTTCTCGGGAGGTTTTTGGTAAAATCCCTCACGCGCGCGGATATTCTCTCCGAGAATATTAATATATATAGTATACAAAACAAAAACAAAAAAATTGGAAAATCAGAGAAGGAAACACACTCCACGATTCCGGAAAACTTTTCACCACCGGAAACCATAAGCGAAGAGTTCGGAATCGATCATCAGCAAGCTCTTGAGATATTCATGGACTGGGCGAAGTCCAACGGTCACGAGAAGGCGGATTGGAACGCTACCTTTCGAAACGCTTGCAGGACTTGGATAAAGGAGCGCTTACCCAAAAAGGAGGTGGACGAATGGGAAGGCATTAAACGAGTGTGATTGATTTCTCATTAGCGGAGATTGCGGTTCTCTCAGCTTCCATGCGCGATGAATCGGGCCGATCCTCGGCCATCGCATTGGAGCATCTCACCGAAGACGACTTTACTTCGCCCACCCGCCAACAGATATTTAAAGCCATCGCGAAACATTCGCCCGACGTTAACGAGGTTGACGTGATGATCGAACTTCCTGACCTCGCAAACGAGGTTACGGAGATATCCGCGCAATACGGAGGCGGACAAATCGACAGATACGTCGATCAGGTAATCGAGCAAAGAAACGCCAAGTCGGTGGAGAAAGCAATACTCTACGCTCAGGACGACGTTCGCGATCCCAATAAAACCGCTGAGGAAGTTGCATCCGCATTCACCACCCGCGTGGCAAAGGCTTTCTCGAAAAGAAAAGGACAGACTCACGTGCGTGACGCAGTCGCAGAAGCGCAAGCCGAGTACCTGGCAATCGATGCGGGCGGAGTCTCCGCAATATCCACGGGCTTCAAAGGGTTGGACGGTTTGCTCAACGGCGGGTTTCGCGAAGGATGTTTGTACGTCATAGCCGCAAGACCGGGAATTGGAAAGTCCGCCCTTGCGATTCATTTCACACATGAAGCCGCGAAGTTTGGGAAGCGAACCTCATACGCCAGTCTTGAGATGACGGCAAGCGAATGCTCAGGACGTTTGCTCACAAACGTGAGCGGAGTCCCGCGCCCCACGATGAAGGATTCAATGGACCATATTGCGAAGAGGAGACTCGCGGAAACCACCCAACGCATCAAGCAATGGCCAATTACCTTCAAGGACGACCATGAGGCAACGCTGGAAAGTTTTCGCGCATTTCTCGCTCAACAACGCATGGAAGGCGAACTGGGATTGGTAGTCGTGGATTATTTGCAACTACTCTCCGCGAAAGGCTATGAGTCGAGAACCCAAGAAGTTTCCGAGATTTCTCGATGTTGTAAAACTTTGGCGTTGGAATACCAAACTTCGGTCCTCGCCCTTTCTCAACTCAACCGAGCGCTTGAAGTGCAAAAGCGAAAGCCCGCCTTGTCCGATCTTCGGGAGTCCGGAAGCATCGAACAAGATGCGGATGCGGTTTTGCTCCTTTCTCCCCACAAAGATGATGAGGATTTGATCAATTGCGAGGTCGCGAAGAACCGCAACGGCGAGCAGGGGATGACTACCCTTGAGTTCGACAAGAGACTTGGCCGATTTTCGGCCCACGTTGAGGGGCGACTTAACAATGACAAGCCATATGGGTGAAGGGTGAAAGCCTATAATGCCGTTTAAGATGCCCTACAAGCCCTCAGAAAGAGTTTTTGTAGCTGACGAGGGTAAAGACTCATGTTTGCAATCAAAACGCTTTTTTGAGGGGGTATGGGGTTAAAGAGTTATGCGCTCTTTATTCTTTGTCCTAAAATTTCTTATTAATTTTGCGAGATATATAATCCAATCGTCTGTTTCTTCCGTCCTATCCCCTGAAGGCACAAACTCGACAATCCCGTCCATGTGGACCACAAAGTAATCTTCATAGCCGTAAACTGCGAGTCCTACAGGACTGCTTTTGGTAAACCTTTTGGGTAAATCTTCAATTGTGATCATTGAAACTTTACAACCCGCAGAGGTAGCAAGCAAAGCAATGCCCATTTGTATTGCACTAAAGTTGTATTCTTCACTCATTGCATTTCTCCTTTCTCCTTTTCAAGTAAAATGTCATTTGCATCTACAAACTCTTGAATAAATGCTCTTACTCTATCCATTACTTCTTCACTTACTGAAGCGTAATCATAGGTATGTCCATTAAGGCATAAACCACCTTTATTACCCCAGTATTCATCCATGATTGTATCAATGTAATAACTATATCCAAAGTTTGGGTTTGGTACATCTTTCCAATGAAAAACAAGCTCCCATTGATTTACCTCTTTCTCGTTCCATTCCTCCAAGGTATGCTTTGCTTTCTTAATGTAGACACTTAATGCTTCACCTTGCTCTGTGGTTTCATTTAAAACTCGATCTAAAAGCTTCATTGCATTTCTCCTTTCTCATTTCTCTTCTGCCACCATTCGACCGCTTTGGGCGCGAGCCGGATTGCCAGGAAGACAATCAGGCCAACGCACATGCGGGCAATGGTGTCGGATTCGTTTGGCTTAGTCATCCGTTTCGGTGAGTAGTAACTTTTTTCTTGATTGGGTCGTGATCATTGCTTGCCTTTTCTTTCTTCGTGTAAAACTGCTTGCCATGCTTTGCGAGCTTGTTGTACTGCATTTAAAGCATTAAGAATCGCTTCTCCTTGAGTTATTGAGCCCCCCCAATCAGATTGATTGGATTCTCGCGCTAGATGGTTAAGATTGCCTTCTGCTTTTGATAAAGCAATACCAAGTTCTTCCTGTACCATCACCCACGGTCCGGGCGTGAATGTGGCGTGTTTCTCTTTTGTATCGTTCATAGTATTCCTTTCTTATTTTATGTTAGTGGTAATTCCATTTGCCTCGCGCCTACGCGATCCGCGTTTCTCTTTACGCGGTTCGCTCCGCGAACGCTCGTCTTGCGTCCCCCACGCTTCTCGCCTTTCCGCTCTCCCTCTTCAAACGCATCTAGTAATGCTTGCGCCTTTGCGGTTCGGTTTGTGTGGCCACGCTCCATCAGATCGTGGATACGATCCATCGCGATGGGGAATAAGTCTTTTGCGTGAATCATAAATCATCCCCCCCGAATAAATCCGCAAGCATCACCCAAAGCGGGAAAAGCCAAGGGAGCGTCATTACTAACAAATCATAGTTCATATTTTTCTTTCTCCTTTACTTATGGATTCACTACAAATCCGGATTCATCCTTTTTGGCATCACCCTTTTCAACAAGGCCAACGACAACGCCATGCGGGTCTTTGAATCGCAAATCGGATTCATCACCATCGATTACGGTTCTATTTTCCCATTGACTAGGTAAGTGATTACGAAAGACAACCGCCACGTTTCCACCCATGGCCAAAACCAAGCGCGCATGCTTGTCGTTCGATTCAGACCGAGAAAACGTTAAGTGATAATTTTTGGGCATTTTCCCGTTCAAGTACTTTTCCATACGTTTGAAGCCTTTGGTATAATCATAAAACTGGACTTGCGGAAATTTTTCAAAAACGTTCTGTCCGTCATGGCATCGGATATTTTCCCATGGCAAATCGCTTGTTAAATTCAAGCGAAAGCATGGACGCAATCCTTTCCGATCTGCGCTTTTTACGGCGCTTTCGATCTCTTTTACCAAGTTGCAAAGGAATCCTTCCTTGTCCGCAAAAAAAGCGCGAGTCTTGGCAACGCGCGAGTCTTGAATGGATTGCATCCGCCCGCGTCCGCTTGTATTCAAACACGCCATCGCGCATCCCTGCGAGGCCCACGCGCAAACGTTGTATCCGCTTAACGTTGCGGGCGCAAAGTGAATACCTCGCGTCATGAATCCGTACGCTTCGCCCTTTATGATTTTGGCGTTTCCAGTTGTGAGTATTTTCATCCGTCAACCTTCTTTGCTATTTTAAGAATTAGAATGGAAGCTTGAAACAAAGCTCTTGCCTGAACGTCCAACCAAGTCTCATTCGAGTTTGGTTGCAAATCACCACCACGTTTTGCTTTTAACTCGGATGGCGTACAAAGCGCTTCCGCAATATCCGCATCATAAATAAAAGCGCATCCGCCGAAACTGTATTCGGTCCAATTACTTGCGCCGTTTAGGAGTTTTTCCTTTGTTAGGTTTGCGCAATCATCTAATCCATCGACTAGATCAATCGCGTAATTGTTTACGCCGCGTGACCATGCGGACCGCGTCTTGCGTGATTCTAAGGCATCAATGATGTCTTGTTTTCTCATTGTTAGTTCCTTTCCTTTGTATTAGTTTCTTATGAAAAGCTTTTCACCCTTTGCCAAAATCCAATGGCTTGCGCTATTGGAAATACACGTGGCAAAAACGCGGTAAAGCTTACCCTCATGTTCAACTTTCCAGATGGTCCGGATTTTTCTTCCATAGCCCATTGCATCCATGCCAAGCGCTTTGGGGTTTGCAAACCCCCCCCATGCATTGCGTTGCAAGTGTGCGGGTGTTGGACATTTCACAAAATCATCCGAATTTGATTCAATATATTTCATAGTTAGTTTCCTTTCTTTTTTTGTTATTTGAATTTGTATAGTCTATTCCCAGTCATCCCATTCATCCTCATTATCCCCATCATAGAAATATCCTTGCGCTTCGCAGTCTTCGGGTTTTTTGAAATAGTAAGCTCCACACTCGCTCAAACTCGGATATTTCACTTCATCACTTTTATTGTAATAAAGGTCAATGCCACGACTCCGATCACCAGTTCCGCCATTCATTTCATCAAGCAGAACAAAGTAATCCTTGCCCCCAAATTCTCCGTATCCTTCGTAATTAGTTTCTTCCCATTGATTACCTTTGTCGTCCGTCATGATAACCTTGAAGGTATCCTCGTTTGAGTAAGAGTTTGCTATGCTCCTATCCGTGTCTTGTGTATTCCAGCTGAAAAATCCCATGATTAGTTTCCTTTCTTTGTCAGTTTATCCAATTCAATTTTATGCACTTTGATACCACAACTTTTCAAGAACTCTCTCAGTTTTGCTTCAGATGAGTATCCACCAAAATTCATTGTTACGATATGCTTACCCTCGTAAACATATGCGGTGTAAGTTTTGTTACCCCAGTAAATGTCAAGTGTCATTAGTTTCCTTTCTTTTCCGCCGAGGCTTAATTGCCCCGACAAACTCACAAAAGCAAATCAGGTTAAGCTTGTCAAGTCAATATTGTAAAATACTGATCTTACCCGCTTGCACACTGAGCAAAAAAAATTTGCGGGTTGCTCCGGTAAAATCAAATGAAGTGTAAAAGCATGGCATTCATTGCCTGGTAATCACGCTTCCATATTTGGAAATCTAGATTCCATATTTGGAAATGATAGGGAAGATTCATTTCGCCCCAATGCATCCATTTTATAATACGTATGCGCGAATCGCATCAATATATCATGATGCGTTGATGCGTTGTGATTCGATTGCGCAAGCTTGCCGGCGAATCGTCAAAATTTTATTGGATTCGTGACAAACGCAATGCGAGTTTTGCGTAAATGCTTGATAATCAACAAAAGTAATTAGACATAAAACAGATTGTGCGAAGTTGAACCGCGATCCGCATAAAAAGACGCACACGTCGCGCACGTCGCCGGCGGGGGGGCGGGGGTGCGGCACCTCTCGCGTTAATTTATATATTATCATCACACCCCCCACGAAATTTTTCGCTATAACGCCCTACTCGCAGACCTCATCAGCCCTTGCGGAAAGTTCGGGAAAACGTCGGAGGTTACCGTTTGTCTTCGCTTGGGTTTACCTCGATGACTTTATCCTCGGACGCTTGCGGTGGTATGGACTCAGCGGCCTTCTTCGCTCCCTTTAGGATTGAGCGGACTTTATCGGGTGACATATCGGAAGCTCCGAGCTTCACGTTTGCGGACGCGGTTATATTGGTTGGACGTCCTGATACGGTCATTAGTTTGTCGAAGAGCAAGCCCACCGCATACGCTTTGTTTTGCGGTGGTATTCTTTCGATTGAATCATGTAGATCGTTGAGGGAGTCGGATACCATGTGTTGCAGTTTTTTTTGTACTGCGTTTAGGAATTGTTGCTCATTCATTTCCAGGCCGTAGCGGAGAGCGTTGTGTATTCGATTCCTGTATTTTTCCTGTTTTGGAGAGAGTTCCATATTATCGGCTTCGGTCTTTGGCCTTGATTTGCGTTGTGCGATCTTGGCGGCTGACCTGATTACCTTATCCTTTAGCTTCTCATCGAAGGGTTTTAGGTCTTTTGGTATTCCTCTCGGCATGGTTTTAAGTTTTTATCGGAAAGTGTTTGACTTGTCCATGATAAACTGCACAAGGGAGCGAATATGGATGGGAAGGAATTGAGGGAGGCGTTGGAAAAACTGGACGTTTCAATGGATGAATTTGCTAGGAGCATTGGAGTGAAGGAGTCAACTATGCGGGTTTGCGTGTACGGCAACCGCGTGACCAAGAAGATGGAGGCTGAGATTAATCGAATGCTTGGTGAACGGGCGCGGGTTGGAGAGCTGGAAGAGATTGGAGAAATGATTGAGGACGTGGTTGCTCCGGTTCGGGAGGTTGAGAAGCGGGTTCGGGATGCGGAGGAATTGATTGGACGGGTATATTTGAAGCCTAGGAATCCGTATCGGTACGACGTTGAATTTCCGGATGGTAGTCATGGTTGGTTTCGGGCGAAGCCGAATAAATACTTCATTGGCGACAAGGTTAAGTTGAAGAAGGCGGAGAGTGGATGGGAGGTTGTGCGATGAACAAAACTGACACTCGTAAAGCTTTGGAGTCCTTGGAGATTCTTTGCGGTCAATGTTCATCCTCCAAGATTCGTAGGGATCACAAGGCAATTCTGCTTAAATATATTACATATGCATCAAAGACATTAAATATTCGATGCTCAACGAAAGGACTAGGTTTGGTATGGAAGGAAATGAAATGAACTTTGAAGAATTTGAGGCGCAAACTTTGCACGACGACTACTCCGAGGAGTTATGGAAGGATCGGCAAAAAAGGCGCGGTCATTACTGGAAGATTGAGGATGAGGAAGAAGAGGAGGAGTGAGGGCGTACTCAACCCGAATGAAGCGTTGCGCGGGTGGGAACGCTTTTGGTCGAAGAATAAGGTGAAGGAGTTCCTGCGGGCGGAGGATGGCAGTTATGCCCGCGATAAGAACGGCAAGCTCATTGCGATCCGTACGGATGAAAAGAGAAGGATGCCGAGTCGTCCCAATTGGCGTTATGGATCGGGCAAGTAAACAAGTCGTCAATGAAGTTGCTTCGTTGCTCAGGAGATGGAGCGAGGAGAGCGACCTGGACGATACTCAATTGATTAAGTGCGTGACCAAGGGAGTCGATAAATATTTTGACGACGACGTGATTGATTTTTCCAGCGATATTGATTTGGACGAATGAATCTGTACAAGTCCACGGGTAAGAAGATGGAGAGTTGGCCCCAATGGGTCGGTCGCTTGGTCCTGGAGAAGGACGAATTGGTCTTGAGAAATAGAGAGTTGGAAGAGGAAAATTTGGGACTGAAGCGCAGATGTTGCGAATTGTACGAGGATTTGTGCGAGGAGAGAAAGAAAAAGCATGAAGAATGAAAGTGCCGAAGGGATGGAATCCGATTTATTGGAAAAAATACGGTCGAGCAATACCGTTGTCAGTACGCGAATATGTACCGTGCGACTTGAGAAGGTTGGGTCCGACACCGTCGAAATTCGACCAAGAGACGTTGGAACGAATACGCAAGGCTGGAGCGTTAACGAAATCCCGGTCCAAACGCTTGAAGAAGCGATCATAGTAGGCATGGAGATTCAGGCTAGGGGATGAAGCACGTATTATCACTTGGCGCGGGCGTACAATCGTCCACGATGGCTTTAATGGCGGCTCATGGGGAAATTACTCCGATGCCGGATTTTGCCGTATTTGCGGATACGCAAGCGGAACCTCCAAGCGTATATGATTATTTGAATTGGCTTGAGGAACAATTGCCGTTTCCTGTGCATCGAGTGACTGCGGGAAGTTTGACGGAGAAAGCACTCAAGCCATTTAAGAGAGAGAGTGATGGCAAGCACTACATGGCCAGGGAAATACCTCTTTTTGGAATATTGCCAAATGGCAACAAGACAGGTGCAATAGGAAGGCAATGTACGAATGATTTTAAAATTCAACCTATACTTAAATTTATAAAGAAAAAATTTGACGTAAAACGAGGCGAGAAGGAATGCAAGGTAGAGGAGTGGGTTGGGATTTCTTGGGATGAATTGCAGAGAATGAAAGATTCAAGAGTTCCTTGGTCTAAAAAACGATACCCTTTAGTCGAGCGAAAAATTACAAGGGTAGACTGCAAAAAGTGGATTAGAAAAAATAATTTTCCTGAACCACCCCGAAGCGCATGTTATTATTGTCCGTTTCATAATAATGATGATTGGAGGCACTTACGGGATAATGAGCCTGAAGCATTTCAAAAAGCTATTGAGTTTGATAAGGAAATTCGTGAAAAATATGCAAAGTACGACAAGATGAAAATGCCTGTATTCTTACACAAATCTTGCAAGCCATTAGATGAGGTTGACTTGAGAACTGATGAGGAAAAGGGGCAACTCACTTGGGACTTCATGGCAGAATGCGAGGGAATGTGCGGAGTGTAGGTAAATGCCCAGAATAACCTACGCAGACGAAGTTGATGCCCACTTTGGGATTCCTTGGACGGATGATTTGAAGTTTGAAAAGGGCGAACTTGCTTGCGCATTGAGCGATTCCGAGATTGACGCATTGCCGGAGGAACGGGCGGAGATTCTGAGCCGCTTGATGATTGATCAACCAAGTAGCGAAAAGGAAGACCCGATCAGGTGGGGATGGACTTTGCCCGGTTGGCGCAGGGTGATGGACAGATGGGACAAGGATAAGATACACGTCATTTTGGGCGGCAACCGGAGTTCCAAGACTATGTTTGCATCACGCATGGTCGTACACTTGGCGCAAATGATTCCCGAAGCTGAGATTCGCAGTATGCACGTGACTGAGGAGAGAAGCATACAGGATGCGCAAAAGACGGTGTATCAAAACCTTCCGATGCGTTATAAGCGAACCAAGAAAAAGAGTGAGACTCATTCTTTGCAATATTCTCAGAAGAACGGATTTAATTCCGCCAAAGCGATATTGCCCCCCACGCATCCCGGCGCTGAGCGCGGATCGACCATTTACTTCAATAATTATCGCCAGTATATGGCGGACCCTCAGATATTTGAGGGTTGGTCTGCGCATTGTATTCATTTGGACGAGGAAGTTCCCGAAGCGATATTCAACACTTTGCTCGGACGAACAGTTGATTTTCACGGTCGTTTGCTCCTGACCTTTACGACTTTGCAAGGTTGGACACCATTGATCAATAGCTTGTTGAAGGGCGCGGAGACCGTGGAAAAGAGATATAGCGAATTACTTGGTCGCGAGCTTCCCATCGAACAAATATCCGCAAACTGGCCTGACTGTCGCATTCATTATTTTTGGTCGGAAGATAGTCCGTTTATTGACGGACGGGAACTCGTCCGCACATATTCCAAACAACCCATGGAGGTCAAACTTGCGAGGTTGTACGGAATTCCGAGTAAAGCGGTCGAGGGTCGCTTTCCAAAGTTTAATCGGGAGGTCAACGTCGTCCCGCACGAAAAGATTCCATTTATACAAAATGATCAGGTTCCCGTTACCCGCTACTTCGTCGCCGATCCCGGCGGTTCGAAACCGTGGGTATGCATATGGGCGGGCGTTATGCGGGACGGTAGCATATACGTATACCGAGAGTTTCCCGATTCCACGTTTGGACAATGGGCATTGCCCCACGTCAATGGAGTGGGCAAGAGCGTGGGAAAGCCCGGTCCCGCCCAGCGTCCGCTCGGTTGGGGATATAATCAATACAGGGAGCATTTTGAGGATTTGGAAAACGAGGAGGACATATTCGAACGAATCGTAGACCCCCGAATGGGTTCGGCTACGGTCAGGGAGAAAGAGGGCGAGAGCAATATCATCACGACTATGGCGAACTTGGGATTCGTCATGCGTCCCGCGCCCGGTGTGGAGATCGAATCGGGAATTGCGAAAATCAATGATGCGCTATCGTGGAACGATACGGAGGAAATGACGGACGAGAACAGACCGAAGTTGTACGTCTCCGACCAATGCGAAAATACTATTACTTCAATGATGGAATATACCGGACAATCAAGGGCTGAACATTTTAAGGATCAAATTGATTGTCTGAGATACTTGATGGTCAGCGGAGCGGATCACATAACTTCCCAAAATATGATGGCCACGGGTGGCGGAGGATATTAAAAAACCCCGTGGTCCCTAACGCCAAAGACCACGGGGAGAACATGAATACAATTTCAGAGTGAATTAATCCGTTTGACCTGGCAACTACAAAAGGCTATAATTTGCTACTGCATATGCAAAGTGCTTCTGATCCTGAATTATTGTTCGTTTCCAAGGAACCCGATATTGGATACTTGCAGGAAACTTACCGTCGTACCCAAAGCGACTTGGGCGAATGGATGGATCGTAGGCAGAGAGATTACGACACTCGGAACTGTTTGTGGAATGGAAAGAGTGACGATTACAAGAAGCATGGTAGTCTGAGCGAGACCGGAGAGGTCTTCCCTTGGGAAGGGGCCAGTGATCAGGAAGTGCGCATGGTGGATGAAACGATCAACACGCTTGTGTCCATGTCGCTCAATGCCATCAGACGCGCCCATATCGTTGCCACGCCTGTGGAATCCGATGATATCGAACGTTCCAACGTCATCAGCAATTTCATGCGTTGGATGCTCAATACGAAGATGCAGGAGTTCTATGATGAAGTGGAACTTGGACTCAATCATTTTTATGAGAAGGGCATGATGGTGCATTATTGCTACTGGGACTCGCAAGACCTCAAGCAACAACAATCCATTCAGCTTGATCAGATTGCTCAAGCCCTTCCACAGATTGCGACTGCAATACAGGACGGAAGTATGGACAATGAATTGTCCGCCGCTCTAAACGAACAATTCAATGTTTCCAAGGCCAAGGCTCGCGGAATGCTCAGAGAGTTGCGTCAGGACGGAGAGACTACGATACCCATAACCCGCAGAGTGATCAATCAACCACGCATCAAAGCCCTCGCTCCCGATGAGGACGTATTTTGGCCATCCTATGCGATTGATCCGCAGGAAGCGCCCTACGTCTTTCACGTCATCAATATGACACCCGAACAACTGCGGGCAAAGATTGGCACGGAAGGATGGGACGAGGAGTTCGTGGATAAGGCAATTGAACTTGCCCAACAGGGAGAAGTTGATCCCGTGATTAACAATTTGCGCTTGCAGGAAGAAGTCATTCGCAATGATGACGAGACCATCCGCGTAATTTACTGCTATCAACGCTTGCTAGATATTGATGACGTTCCCGGTATTTACTGCACAATCTTTTGCGACCGCGTACCTGAAGTCTATGCCAAGCATCAGCTTTTGGATTACAGTCATGGAAAATATCCGTTCGTCGTCACGACTTACGAAAAGACGAGTAAGCGCCTCTATCATTCCCGCTCCGTTGCCGAGCTTGGAGAAGGTCCGCAAAATATTTTAAAGATCGAAGAGGATGCATCGATTGACAGACAAAGCATTTCTACGCTCCCACCCTTGGAACATCCACTCGGGCGCGCTCCGACCCGCTGGGGGCCGGGAGTACGCATTCCGTATCGTACACCGGGTGAGTACAGATTTGCGGATACTCCAAGATTTGACGGTGGATCGGTACAGGTCCGACAATACGTCAAAGAACAATTTGATCGATTGATTGGTAGGAACGCTCCTGGCGTTGATCCCGTTGAGGCTCAAATGAAGCAACAACGAAACATCGACAAAGTATTCCAACACCTTAAGCATTTGTTCGATCAGATTTATACGCTCTATCAACAGTATGGTCCTGACGCTGAGTTCTTTCGGGTTACCGGAATGCGCGACATGCAAAAGTTTTCTAAGGGCGCGCCAAGCGAACGCTTTGATTTTTATTTGCAATTCGATGCCGCTACGCAAGACCCGCAACAAATGCTTGAACGTGTAAAGACGGTTGCTGAACTTGGCGGTTTGCTTGACAAGAACGGAACTTTGGACACCGAACGCTTGCTTCAATTGGCAATCGGACAGGTCTTGCCGGGCGCATCCGAAAAGGTATTGTTACCCAAGGAGACCGCATCCCAAAATGCAGTCAATGAAGAACGTCAAACGATTGCGGAATTGGTTGCGGGAGTACAGCCAAACGTCAAACCGCAAGATGCGCATGAGTTGAAGATGCAAGTGTTCCAGCAATGGCTGGCTCAACCTGACGTTCAACAAAAAGCCCAGCAAGACCCTGCATTGCAGGAGCGTATTCAAAATTACATGAGTCAGCGCTCCATGCAGATTCAACAACAACAAAACGCTCAAATCGGCAGATTGGGCGCGATGCCCACGCAATTCGGACAGACTGCATCAGCGGCATGAAGAAATTTTCTAAGATCGGTCAAACGGTCTATCGACCAACATCAAAACCCAACATATCATGCGAGGAAAAAAGAAAAGCAAGTATATGAGCAAAGGCGGAATGCGTAGAAAGCGCCGCTAATGTCGTTCCTTATAGCAAACATTCCGCAGTTCAAAGTGTGGGTCCGCAAGGAGTTCACGCATAATCACATGAAATACGAAGGAGAATATCTGCACGGTTTGGCAATCGCAGTCTGCGCGATTCCCGATAGATGCTTGTCTTTTCAGGTCGTATTTACGGGATGTGATGAGGAAGACCCAAATCCTCATGGCGGCGCAATGTGGGCAAGGATGCCAATCACCGCATTAATTGCGGACGTTCCCTACGAGGAATGGCCCGATAAGTGTCCCACCCATATTGCCCAGCCGTGGGATTGTCCGTCCCGCGATATTGCGGTTATGAAACTTGACCGCGTAAGTTCAAGCCCTTGGATCGCCAAGCTAGACGGAGAGTTCTACAAAGCTCATTATATGTTCACCGTTGACTTCACGGGCAATTCCATTGCCGACGATCCCGCCCAACATAAGCAAAGCCACGTGCTTGAATTGATTGAGGGACCGTGGAAGGGACAAATCATCGCCCTACCCAATAATCGCGTTCGTGTAACGAACCCCGCATTGTGGTTGGTTGGTGAAGGTCCGCCTGATTTCGTTCCCAGTCAATACGTACATTCCGCTGAGAAGCATGACTCGTACACGGATTGGGAGACCACCTTTGACAATTTGTATGCGGATGACAAGAACTGATGAGCATAACTTATCGAGGTGAACGTTTTAGTGGTTATAATAAGCCCAAGAGGACTCCGGGTAAGTCGAAGAAGTTTGCCGTACTTGCCAAAGAAGGAGACAAAGTTCGCCTTGTTCGTTATGGAGACCCTAAGATGTCTATTAAGAAGAACATACCCGCAAGGCGTAAATCCTTCCGAGCAAGACATAAATGCGATGAGAAAAAGTCTAAACTGACCGCAGGATACTGGAGTTGTAAGAAATGGTAAGAAAGTTGACAGGTAAACAGAAGAAGATTGCAGGGGCGGCAAAGCCCCGCAATAGAATCACGAAGGCAGACTTCGTGGCCTTAAAAGGGCGGAGGAAAAAGAAAAAGTAATGCCCGCCAAAAAGAAAAAGACCAAGTCCCGCGTCAATGAAGCGGGCAACTATACCAAACCCGCTATGCGCAAGCGTTTGTTCAATAGAATCAAAGCGGGTTCCAAGGGCGGACGTCCAGGACAATGGAGTGCGCGCAAAGCCCAAATGTTGGCATCTGCCTATAAGAAAGCGGGTGGAGGATATCGCAACTGATGGCATTGAAAAAGTCGCAGAAATCGCTCAAGCGATGGACTAAGCAGAAGTGGAGGACCGCTTCCGGCAAAAAGTCTTCGGAGACGGGAGAAGTATACGCCCCATCCGCAACGATCAAAAAATTAAAAAGCACAAAATCGGGCAGGGCAAAGCTTGCGGCGGCGAACAGAAAGAAGCGAGCCGCGACCAAAAAGGGCAAGCAATACGCCAAGCACGGACTGCATAAGGGCAAGAAGAGATAAAAATGTGCAACATCTGCAAAGAGAATGGTACTGGATCATTGTGTTGGTCATGTTCTTCTTCGAAAGAGATGCCATCATTGACCTAATGTTTTTAAGCCTATCCCTATTGTACGAACTCCTAAAATGAAAACCTATCATGAGATCGATCCTGAAGAAGCGGTTGTTGCCTTGGTTGCGCTCAAAAACGACCCTAATTTTAAAACTTATATTAAAATGCGCGAAGCAATGCGCGAAGAAGTTATACGCCAGTTGCAGACCAAAGCGGTAATTGACAGTACCAACAGACACTTTATGATGACCGGAAAATTAGAGGCAATAGACGAGGAGTTGGACAACTTCTACAAACTTTGATTCAGTCATATCCACACCCAAGCCCGCACGATCTGGGGTAGTCGTGCGGGCTTTTTTGTTGCCTCTGTAAGTACATTGCACTATATTTTGCTACACTAGGCAATCTAGCCTTGAAGTTATGGAAACAATTACCGAAGAGGTTGTCTCGGAATCCTCTGAAAATTCCGTGGATAGTGAAACGCTAGGTGACGGGAACGTCTCGATGGCCGAATTTGCCGATCAGTTATTGAAGAGCAGACAAGCCAAAGAAGCTGAACCTGAACCGACCGAGAGTGAGGACGAACCCGCTGAAGGAACTGCGGAGCCTACGGAATCGCTTGAGGACCAATCCGTCGAGGAGATCGAAGCCGAGGAGGAGACTTCAGAGCAGACAGAACCTCAAAACGTTCTTTCAAAGTTTAACATAGACCTGGACAGTTTGTCCGAGGAGGAAAGTCGAGAACTTGCAAAGTCGCTGAACGCATCTGCGGTCAAGCGGTTCGGAAGACTGACCGCTCAGAAGAAAGCATTGCTCGCTGAAAATGCCGAGTTACAGGCGCAAGCCCAACAAGCTCAACAACCTGCGACAAGCGAACTTCCTGAGTTCCTCAAGGACAATGCACTGCACAACGTAGCCGACGAAGCCGGATTAGCCAAGGAAGTCGAGAACCTACAGACGCTCATTGAGTGGGCGGAAGAGGGAATGGACAACGAGGCGGAATACGACAATGACGGAAACGAGTACGTGTTGAAGGATGGGGACAAGACTTATACCAAGGCCGAGCTAAAACGCATTCGTGCAAATGCAAAGAAGATTCTTCGCAAGGATGCGCCCGCTAGGCAGAATTGGATCAAGGAACGCACCCAAGCCGACCAGCAAGCGATTCAAACTTTTCAGTTCCTTGGGGAACCGGAAAGCGAGGATTACAAACTGTTTATGCAAGTCAAGGCTTCACCGCTCTACAAGCCTTTGGTCGAATATCTTCCCAATAGCAACTTTGCTTTAGGGTTGATGGTCGAAGGAATGAAGTCCGTACAAGCTAGACAAGCACAGGCGAATAAGCCGAAACCCAAACCCAAAACTCCGGTAGCGAGCGCGGAAGCGGGATCGAGTAGGCCGAAAACGCCACAGGCTAAAAAGAACAAAGAGGTTGATGCCGCAAAGCGTAAATACGAAGCATCGGGATCAATGGCGGATTTTCAGACTTACATTAAACTCAAGCGGGCAACCGCAAAATAAAATCTTAATTATATCTAAGGAGGTAAAAAAATGCCTAAAGCAAGTACCTATAATACCGTAGGCCAAAGAGAGGATTTGTCGGATGTGCTGACGATCCTTGAACCTGAGTCTACTCCGTTTGTCTCAATGGCAAACAAAGCAACTGCAACCGGAACTTTTTTCGAAGTTCAAGTCGATGACCTTAGTGTCGTCGATTTTTCGGGAATCAATGAGGGCGAGGACGTTTCGAGTTTTGATAACAAAGCCGCAAACCGCGCTCGTATCGGAAATTTCATTCAATCCTTCCGACGCACCTACGCAGTCTCGAATATCGCAGAACTCGTTGATACGGCGGGTGTTGCGAATGAATTCGCCGCTTCCGAAGCCAAAGCAGTTCGTGAAATCAAGCGTGACCTTGAGGCCGCCGTTTGTTCCGCGCAAGATCGTCAAGCCGACTCCGGGACTGGTTCGCCTTATAAAACTCGCGGAATGTTTAAGTTTCTTGGAGTTGGTGGTCAACCATCCGACATCCCAACGTTTGCTCAAAACGTTGCCAACGACACGACCGGAACTCAAACCGAAGCTACCTTCAATAGCGTTCTTCAGGAGCTTTACGAAGCCAACGGAATGCCGGGTGGTCAGCTTACCTTGATTGCCGGACCGCAGTTGAAGAAAGAGATTAGTGATTTTGCCCGTCAGGCTGGCGGAGCAGGATTTGCATTCTCCGTAACTCAACCCGCAGAAAGCAAGAAGATCACGCTTACTGTTAACCTCTACGAAGGAGACTTCGGTACTGTGGCCATTGTACCGTCAGTATTCTTGAATCGCACCTCCGGTAGTTCAACTATCGACGGTGACGCTGGACTGCTTATCGATCCTGAGTATGTTGCCATCCACACTCTTCAAGCCGAGTCTAACTCGGAACTTGAGAATCAAGGAGGTGGCCGCAGAGGTTTCTGTTCCCTGATCGCTGGGCTTGCATGTCACATGCCTAAAGCCCACGGTTTCTTCAACTAATTCTAATCAATAACTTAGGAGATTTAAGACATGGGTTCTTTAACAAACCAAGAAGCCGCTAATGGATTTACCGATGAAATCAGAATTACTTTTGAGGACTTTTCGGTGGCTAAAGCTGGCACACTCGCAGATCGCGCAACCAAAACGTTTACCTACACGCTTCCTGCCGGAAGTCAGGTTCGTAATTGCGCAGTCAAACTTGTAACCGCGTTCAACGATAGTGGTTCCGGAGACGACCTTACCATCACAATTGGAGATGGTGATGACGCTGATGGATATATTACTGCCGCTGATATTCATACTGATGCAACTGAGATTTCTTTCGTTGCTAATACTGGCGCGTTACTTGATAACGAAAATGGCAAGGTGTACGCTACTGCCGACACCGTCGACATTCTGTTCAGTCCTGATACTGACAATGATGCTCCATATAGTTTGAACGAACTTACCGCTGGTGAGATCGTAATCAAATTGGAAATCTGTCAGATATAAGAACTACTAGGAATTACATCAGGGAGAGGTTCGTATGCCGGACCTCTCCCTATTCCTAACCACACAATAACATGGCGGATATATTCTTACCCAAGTGGAAAGACGGAAACGGTTCACAGTTTATGAAAAACTTGGATCGTTATTTGCGTTACGAAGTTGATCTTGAACAACACGAGGCTTCGATGCGCGAACTAATGGCTCGCAAGGAAAACGCAGAGATGGGGTCTGCAAAGACTGACGGACTCGGACAACTCAAAGGTACGATTCCAGCCCGCGAATATTTTCGCTGGCATCAAGCGGAGCGTGGATGTTGGGGGGACAAAAGCTTCGTAAACGAATTCCTAAGAGACAATCCAAGCTTCAAAGCGAAGTCGATGGAAAAACAGAGTTTTAGCGGACCAAGTTTTAAGACCGCATGAGGACAGTATCCGTCAACGATATGCTCACCGATCTTACCCAAATGATCGGGATCGACGCATTCTTGACATCCGAGCAAAATGCCGCCATTCGTAGCTTCAATCGATATGGACGATTGGGATGGGAACGAGCAAGATGGCCTGATGCCATTCGCTTGGAACAAAAGATTCCCGATATACAAGTCAGGAACGTAAACATTACAAACGGAGGGAGTGGATATACCGGGACTCCAACCGCAGGATTTTCGGGCGGTGGAGGAGCGAGCGCCGCCGCCACACTTACCAAAAACTCGGACAATGAGGTCAACGGAGCCGCAGTCACCAATCCTGGCACGGGATATACCTCTGCCCCTTCGGTGACCATAAGCGGGGGTTCGGGTTCGGGCGCAACCGCAGAGGCTACAATCATTGCAGTCTTGGAGTTTGGAAATACGATTGGAGAAATTTTGCGAGTCACCGAGCATGATCCATATGAAACCGGAAGTTGTCAGGACTTGGCTTTTCGCATCGAACACTCTTCCACGTCAACTTCCGACTTTGGACAAGCGGTCTTGGTCAATCATTCAAGTACTTCTCCGGTTTACGTATTGTACCGAGCGCCGTTCACGGGATATTCCGCTGGCGATGATTATCCATACTTCTTGGCGGAATATGCAATTTTAGGAGCTTTTGCCGATTATTTATTGGCAGACGGACAGTTTGAAAAAGCGGGTCCGATACAAGCCCAAGCGGAATCGGTTATTATCCAAGAACTTGACAAGCTTGAGAGGCAACAAATGCAGTCGAGCAAATTACAATTTATAACTTACGGAACCACATCACCCACAGGAATATAATATCATGGCATCAGAATATAGAGGTTTAGGACTTAACGGCGGAGAGTATATCAACGATACTGCCGCTCACACGGGAGACTTTTTTGCGGTACAAGCGACCGAGGATACGGTGCTTGCCGCGCAATCTTCGAACATTACGAATTTAGCTGACATCTGTACCGGACAAGACGCAACGACACTTTCTGCGGGAACCGTACTGTACGGAAGATTTACGAGCGTCACGCTTACGAGTGGTGCGGTGATTGCATATAATGTCTAATTCCGTCATATCGCTTGGCCTCGGACTCGGAGGCGGAAAGTCGGCTACGTCCAGTGGTCGAGCGGCAGGTGGTGGAGCCTTATCAAATTTATTCAGCGTTTCACTAGACGGTACAAATGATCACGTTTTGATGAACTCAAGCTACGATTTGGGTTGCTTGAGCCTTTGGTTCAAATCGGATGCAACAATTACTAAATCAAGTTTAACAAAAGCATTGGTCGGATTCACGGGAGTCAGTACATTTGGCGCTTTTGGAAGTATTCAAACGGGAGGTAACGTCACAGGTGCAGTCACAAATGAATTAATAACTTTGTACACGGGCGATTGGGCTTATGCCTACTCTTCAAGCTCAGGGTCAATTAATACCGATTGGCATCATCTTGCCGTACGATGGTCCGGATCAGATTACGAAATTTACCTTGATGGCAATCAGGTCAAAAACGACGACGGTCAAGTAGTTGGCAATCAATCCAAAGCAAAAATACCAATTTCAAGCTTTGACGTTGGAATTAGAAATGGAAGTGACCGAGCATTTGACGGATTAATTGACGAGGTTGCCATTTGGTCAACTCCGCTTTCAGCGAGCGCTACCGCCGCTTTGTACAATTCGGGAGTACCCTCCGATTTGACTGACTTGAATCCAAACGGATGGTGGCGCATGGGTGACAATGATGGTGGCACGGGAAGCACGGTTACTGATCAGGGGAGTGGTGGCAACAATGGCACTTTGACAAACGGAGCCTCATTTAATTCAAGCGTACCCTCATGAGTAGAACATATTGTATTATTGGTGCGGAAGACGTTGCAAGCGTTGACTTTGATCAAGTGTTTGAAACTAGCGCCGAAACTCTTCGATACAACAACGAAGAGACTCAAACCTTTGTCAAGTACGAGGGCGCAAAGCCTAGATTCCTTTACGGAAAAGACACTTACACACACTCACAAATTCTCACAATCCTGTCAGGTGATGATTGGACGGTAGCAACGCAGTAATGGCCACAGAAGTAGGAGAAGGAACACAGATAAAGGCAAATCTTGCCTTTATGGCCAAGACTATTGGCGCGGTCGCAATAGCCACATACTCCTACGTCACGATCAAATCCGACATTGATGACTTGCGAAATGAGAACGTCAGGCTTCATCATGAGGTGGATATGAATAGTGAGTTTAGGGTAAAATGGCCAAGGGGAGAACTTGGGGCTTTGCCTGATGACGCGGAGCAAAACATGAGACTTTCCTTTTTGGAGAAGCAAATGGGGAAGCATGACGAACTGCTGGATAAAATAAGGTATCGACCCGTTGGGCAATGACATGGAAATATCCCATTATATGTTCGCAGGAGTTGGTGTTGCCCTCTCCATCCTCGCATTCTTTATTAAGCGCAACAAGTGGGAGCTTGAGAAGATGAATGATCGACTACGCCAGTTGGAGATTGCAAATGCGGGACAATCAAAAGACCTTGCCCATCTTACCAAGCTTGCCGAGGATCGGCGCGAGGACGTAAAGAATTTATTCAAACGCTTGGAGGACAAATGAAATGTTTGAACTTCTTACGCTCTTTCTTACCGGTGGGGGGTCGGCCGCAATGGGGAGTATTCTTAAAGGCGTGTTTGGCGCGATTACCGATGCTCGTCAGCAGAAATATGAGATGGAAATGGCGAGAGAATGTAGAAACAATGAGTTTGCTCTTAAATTCCAGGCGACACTCAATAGTGGGCCTGGCGGAGCTTTTACTCGCGCTACTCGTCGCATGCTTGCTCTTATCGGCATGTTCACGCTCTCATTCATCACCTGCATCACTACCCTCTTCCCAAGCGTTCCACTCGTCAGCATCACAAATATTACAGGTGAAGGAAAAAAAGAATTTCTTTTCGGACTCATCAGTTTTCCGGCAGAGCAAGCCCCTTTGGTCGTTACAACGGGACATATTGCACTCTTCGAAGCAACAGTCGTGTTGCCGTTGATTATTGGATTTTATTTTACACCAGGAGGCAGAAGATAATGTTTGATCGGGTTTCATTCGTAGGCATGAGCGGAACGCTCGCAACGTTCGGCTTGTCCGCATTTGACTCGGTCGTTGGCATCTTGGTCGGCTTGGTAACCTTGGCGTATATGAGCCTGAAACTTTATCAGGAAATTAAAAAGAAGAAGTAATGCCACGTTATTCTCCATCCGGTCCGCTTGACGATCCCACGCTTGTCGATGGGGATCGTGGATTTCGCGGTATTGATTCTTACCTTGAGAACACGTCCTTGGAGGGTGGATTCGTTGAGACTAGCGAGAATATGAGACTGACCGGAGACTTGGCGGAAACTCGCAAAGGGATTGATTTCTTGGCTGGCGGTTTGACCCTTAGTTACAATGGGTCAGACGAGCGAGTATTTGCATCGACTCTCTTCTCGGACCCTGCAAGCGGCGAGGAGTTCGTAGTGGTTGCGACCAAGACAAAAGCAATCATTTGGAACGATGCCAACAATTCGGGCATTGCAATTGATTATCCCGGTAGCGAGGTAGTGGCAGAAGCGGATGGCGCATCCTTCGTGCAGTCATTGGAAAAATTAATTTTGTTTCGTGGTAAAAACAAATCACCTTTGGAATGGGATGGAAACTTTGCATCACCAACAGATTTTGCAGTCAAAGAAAATTCAAGTCCGGGTGCAGGAAACATAGAATGTCCGAATACGGACTTCGGAGTTTTTCACAGAAATCGTTTGATCATTCCACAACCTACGGATTCGAACTATACGGTCTTGATGAGTAACTTGCTCAATACCGACAAGTACACGACCGCAGATGCGCAGTTTAGAATAAATAAGGGAAGCGCGGATAAACTCGTTGGATTCTTCCCATATCAGGAAGATCAGTTGATCGTGTTCATGCGCAACTCGATCCATATGATCAACAACATTGCAACCGTCTCCGCGGCAAACACTTACGAGATTACCCGCCAGCACGGATGCGTAGCTCGTAAGAGTATTGCTCAAAGCGGACCACAGACTTTCTTTCTCAGCGATAATGGAGTAATCGTATTGTCGCCGGGAACTGATCCAGCAAAAGGTCTCGGAGTGGCAATTTCGAAAATCAGCGGAGAAACAATTCCGATGACTCGTCCGATACAAGATCAGTTTGATGAAGTAAACTTTGATCATGCGCATAAGTCTTGTGGAGTGGTTTTTGACAATCGTTACATCTTGGCCTGTCCGACGGGAAGCTCGACCGTACCAAATAAAATCTTTGAGTTCGACTTGCTCACATCGACATGGACTAGCGTAAATTCATATCCTGCAATGTTTGGCGATTTGGCTTTTCACGTTGATGATTGGGTGGTTTGTATGCACGACAATGGCTCAGACCCACCAAGGCGCAGACTCTTTGCATGTAATGACACAGGGTTCTACCTGATGGAGGAAAACAATGCCGATGATTCGGGTCGCAAGATTGGATCGACTTCGGAATCGGGAACGACTGCAATTGCGGGAAAACTCAAGACTCGTTCGTTTACTTTCAATAGCGTAGACGTTAAACGTTGGAGGCGTGGACAGGTCGGAGCGAATACCGTGGCATCCGATGCCTTTACAATCAAGGTAAATACGATTGATCCCGATACTACAAGCACGGTATTTTCGCATACCGCTTCGGGGACCGAAGAAGCGTTGTTTAGGTTTGGAACTGGTAGAGTTCGGGGCTATGGCGCAAACGTCGAAATTGACGTGACTGCGGGAAGACCGAGCTTTAGACACATTAGCTTGGAAGCGATTGCCAATGGATTGAACGCAAGGAGGACGGTTACCTAATGGCAATTACTGCGTCAGTTACGAGAGGGTTTACCTTTGCTACGGGCGTTGACGTTACGGCCGCCTCGCTCAATCAACTTGGCGAACCAACCGTTACGATAGACGAGAGCAACGTTGCCATTTCGGGCGGAACGGTGAGCGGGTTGAGTTCGCCCATAGCAATTGCCGATGGCGGTACGAATGCAACCTCCGCGAGCGCCGCAAGATCAAACCTTGGCCTTGGCACGATTGCCACGCAAGGAAGTGGCGCGGTTGCAATAACCGGAGGGACGATGAGTGATACGCTGATTACACTGAAAACTTACAATGTGGCTGGCGTACCATCCGCAAGTCCTGCGGGACAAATAATATTCGTAACGGATGGAAACTCAGGCGCGGCAACGGTTGCGGTGAGTGATGGTTCGAATTGGAAAGTCGTCGCGTTGGGGGCGAATATATCGACATGAATATTTTGATGAGAGTCGAAAACTTTTATAAGGAGTGTGGGCTTGATATGTTCAAAGACATATCCGCTTACATGGGCTATGGCTATGTTCATAAAACTCCCGAATCTTTCATCTTAGCAAAGACCGTAAGGACTGACTTAGACACGCATCCAGCAGACCAATGGGGCGTAACGGGGCCAAATGCTTGGTATGTTCATACTGCGGTTGGCGACGATTGGATTATGGATTGGGTCGATTTGATGCCGTTTCCTTTGCAAAAGGTCGGATGGATGAGACGTCTTAAAAACAAACCAGTAAAATTTTACGATTTAGAAACTATTCTTAGAAGGAGGAAATAAAAATGGGAGGCGGAGATTATAATGCACCAACCCCACCGTCATACGGTGAAGGGATGCGTGAAGCGTTGGAGGCACAAGTTGCCTTATTGACAGGAACAGAAGTAGGAGAGGCAGACTTCAGTCAATTCCCAGGTGGCTTGCAAAGATTAGTTGAGGATTACGAAGCTCCACTTCGTAGGTCTACCGCACAGATTGACACCGATGTCCTTCGTCAGACTTTGCTTGGTACTGAGCAAAGGGTGGTGAGGGATGAAGACGGTAGGTTTGGAATACCCGAAGAACAAGCTACAGATAGCGTCAAAGGCCCAGGCGGTGAATTTATTCGATACGGGAACGATATATTCAATCCAATGACCGGAGGGGTTGTAAATACGACTGATTACTTACTCGACAACGGTCTCATGGAACAAGGACCAGGTCAAATTGCTGGGCAGCCTTATTACTATATCACGGACAAAGGAAAGGAAGAGGGATATGGCGACCTTTTCGTTGAGAGTGTTGCTCACGACAGGGAATTGATATACTCAAAAGATGGCAGACTCTTGCCGGGAGCTAATCCCGATAGGATACCAGACGGTGAAGAGGCTAATTATTTTGCAGATAATAGCATTCCGGACAAACAAGGCCTTCCCTCTAAATTGGATGTTTTGCCTGATAAGGTTTTCGCCGACTTGTCTAGAGGCGTTCAAGACCCAGAAGAAGAAGAGGAAGTAAAACTCACGTACACCAACCCCAATATTCCCGCAGACCCCACCAAAGCGGGTCAAGAAGGTTTTGATTCGGAAGGTCGTGCCTTACTTCAAGAAGGTCAGGTAGTCCGCGAAGGTGACGGCATGATCGATCTGTTGGGCGACAGGCGTAACATTATGGAGACGCGCAGACTCTCAAGGGACGAGCGTGGTGCGCAACTCGTTGAGCAAAATCCTGAATTGTCAGCGTTGTACGAAGGTGCGCAAAATGATCCTACGAATCCGTTTTACGGACTTACCAAACAACAAGCTGGGCGTAAGCTTTTGGACGATAATGAAGGAGATTTGCAAAAGATAAGCGAGCAGTTCGGAATTGGAAATTTGACTGCTCCTGAATTTGCGAACGTTGATACAGGTCGTCAAGCGGGATTTGACGCGCAAGGAAACTTTCTGGGTCTTTCCGCTCTTGCCGAAGACGTACAACGGGCAAACTTATCTCGCCAACGCGAAGCCGATCTTGCGGACGTCGAGCGTTTGTCAGGTCGTTTTCAAGACGTGATGTCAGAGTTTCGTCCGGGTACGACTGAAGCGCTTGCGGGTGCGCGGGAAGTGCTTAGAGCGCAACAAGACAGACTTACTCGACCAGCTACACAGGACGACGTAAAGGCAGGAACTGCCACACAAGTTGGCGATATGATAAGCGCGGGATTTCAAGATCCGGTCTTTGACGCTCCAACGGCATTAGGTACTGATGCGGGATTGGCTCGATTTGATGACATTGCGACACAAGCGGACGTGGATGCCGAACGCGCTACAAGAGTAGGGGAAACCATACAGGTCGATCCGCTCCGCGCAAGGCTCATTCGGGATGCCCGCTCGGCCCTAGATGAGGGATTGACTGAGCGCGAAGAGCGACAAATTGCCGAAGCCGCAAGGGCGAGGGCAACCATGATGGGTAGAACCTTTGATCAGTCCGAGGCGATTGCCGAGGCCCAAGCTCGCGTTGCCGAGGATAATCAACGCCGCATGCAAAACCGCGCATTTGCAAGCCAAATACTCGGACAGGAAGCGGGCTTGCAAAGTGGAGATTTGGGCAGAGGTATGCAACAGGAACTTCGCCAAGTCGGAGCGGATATGGATGCCGAGCGTTTGCGTCAGGCGCAGACTGCGGGATTCATTGACGCATCCACACGATTGGCTGGCTTGGAAGCGAGTACCACGATGGACCCATTTGCCGCTCTTCTCAACCGTGCGGGTGGTGGAAGTTTGGGACAAGCCGGACAAGTGTTCGGACAAGCCCAGTACGGATTGTCAAGTGGTCCGCAATATCTCAATCCCGAAGCAGGACTTGGATTCATTTCACAGATGGCCGCTAATGAAGCGACTATGTATGGCGCAAACGTTGCGGCGGATGCGGCGAGGACGCAAGGATTGTATAATATGGTTGGTGATATTGCAGGAGCCGCCACTCCCTTTGCCCTTAATAGAGCGTTTCCTCAAAAATCGCCTCTTTGCTGGGTCGCTCGCGAAGTCTACGGACCCTTGAATCCGCAATGGTTGCAGTTCCGCGAGTGGATGCTTTCGGAAGCACCGAATTGGTTCTACAACTTATACTTGAAATTTGGCGAACGCTTCGCGAACTGGATTAGCGACAAGCCACGCATCAAAGCAATCATACGCAAATGGATGGATACAAAAATTAGGGGATAACAAATCATGGCACGACGACCATTCTTTTCAGGAAATTACGGATCTGCGCTCGGATCGTTCGATACGGCGGCTAAGTTAATCGCGCAAGCCGGACAGACCCAAGGTCAGGCTATGGCGAATATTGGCGCACAGGTGGGCGGTATGATCGAGCAGTATGGTTTGAATAAGCAAAAGAAAGAAGAGTTGGAAAATAAAATTCGTAATCGTATAAGACTAGACCCTAGCTTGGCGCAACGTCTTACAATGACTGGTGATGAGGACTTTGATAAGAAAAACTTTTCCGACATGGACAAACTCTCCAAAGGTGAACTTGGTTTAAAGGGCTTGAGAGGTCTTGATAGTGCAATGGCAACCGTCAAAGAGATCGATCTCCAAAAGCAACAGGAAGAGGATAGAAATATAAAAACCAAAATGTCTCTAGCTTTACTCAATGAACAAGAGGATAAAAATGAATTAAAAGATCGATTGGAAAATCAAAGAAAAGCAAGTAAGAATCTTGTGCAAGAGAAGGCACAAGGACTTTTGAATAGACTTCTTAATTTATCAGGCCCAGAGCGCCAAAAAGCAACTAGTTTACTTAATCCGCTACAAAGAAAGATGATTAGTGAATACCAACTAATTAAGCAGGGCAATTTTGATCCATCAGATTACATGCAATCTGCGGAAGATGCATTGAAAATGAAAATTGATATGACTGAATTCGAAAAACTTAAAGGCGAATTAGAAGATCAAGACAGGGAAAGAACACAGGCTAAAGAAGATGAAAGAATAAAAAAAGATCGATATTTGGCCCTTGAAGGCCAGCTTGAAAGAATCCAAAAAGGTTTGGCTGAAGGCAGATTAACGCGAGAAAAGCTTAGTCCCGATGATAGTTATGTTTTAAGTCAAGAAGACAATATACGACTACGCCTACCTCTTGGTGAACGGCCTGATGTGGTTGAAGTATTAGCTGAACGTAAAGAACAAGAATTTAAACAGGAAGAACGAGAAGCCGATAAACTTAGATTTGATGCTGAAAAAACTTTGGCATCAGATCCAAATGTGTTCCAAACAAGGGCAGGGTTCTTAAGAAAAGATCCTGATGGGAATGTGGTAAGGATAGGTACGCCAAGCGAAAATATTGGACCCGTAAGATTGGACAAGGGAGAAGCAATAATACAACAGGGTAGAAAAGCGGCTGAAGAATACGATGAGAAAAAAGAACCACTTATTGCTCCTACTGCCGCAGGTGGTGATGTCAAGGGTATGCTTCAAGATTTAACATTGTATCTAGCCGGAAAAGTTGGATTATCAGGTAAGGAAGTTGATGAAGCAGGTCTTGGTATTGGTTTGGGACTTGAGGAACGAGAAGAGCAAACCGCTAGACTAACTGCAATAAATGCATTAATTAAGCCTATACTTGTCAATGCAGTAAATTCAAGAGGACCAGTTTATACTCAGAAGAATGTTGATGAAGATATTTTGGCAAATCCAAAGCAAGACAACCCAACCGTATTGCGGAGATTAAATGAATATCCACGTTTTTTACAAGAATCCTTAACGGAGGCGGAGTCAGTATTGCGCGATCCTGAAATAAAACCTGGGACTGAAACCTATGAAAAGGCGCGAAGAATAGCGTTAAGCGCTCCAAGACTTTTAGTAGTAATTAATGCTAGTCTTGGTGGACAAATAAATACTGAATTTTCAGACCCAAGCATAGATCGCATATTGGGCGGTGCTTCAGATAATCAATCAACTAAAACTATTCCTGTGCCGACAAATCCTATGGGATCATTTTCCAAAGAGGACTTGTTAAAAAAATTATAAAGGTTAAGGTATGAAAACTCTTACAAACGAACAAGCAATTGCCGAGCTACGCAAAAGGGGTGTGACGGATACGGAGATTAATTTTCATACAGAAGATAACAAATATAATCGATTAAAGAGTTTTCTTGCGGAAAATGCAGGTTTGCAAGGAGAAGAAGATTATCAAAAAGCGGTTGAAGAGTTTAAAAAAGTAGGTGCTTCAAGAGCAAAACTTTTTGCTGATATGGAAGCGCAAGCAGTTGACGATCCATCGATGCAAGCCAAGTTGGGTGCATTGGGCAGAGGGTTTTTTCAAGGTCCGGCGCAACTTGCAGATGCAGTTCTTGCCTTACCAATTGCAGGAGTAGACGCAACATTAAAAACGGTTCTTCCTGAGTCATTGTATCCTGATTCTGCTAGTCCTTATAATTTGAGTAGGGCTTTGCAAGAAGTGGGTCTTGGATATTATGATGCCGCATCAGTCGCGGGTAGATTACCTGAAAACGTTGCATCTGATCAAAGGGCAAAAAGCCCATTTACAAATAGACCATATTCAACTTTGAGGGATATGCCAGCTTCTACCCGTCCATTTGCGGTTGCAGGTGAAGAAGCGGGACTTTCAATGAGTATGTCTGCACCGATAGCAATGGCCGCAAAAGGAAAAACTGCGGTGCAACTTGCAACTCCCGGTTCGGGAAAATTAGTCGGAGGCACTATTGATGAGATGGTAAAATTTGCCGCAAAAAATCCTGGCACTTTTGCAAGCCTTGAAGGTTCAGTAGCGGTATTATCGGGCCTTGGTGGTGGAGTGGCAGAGGCAGTTGCTCCGGGTGATCCGACCGCAAGAATGATAGGTTCGGTAGGCGCGCCCCTCTCGGTCATGTCTGCACCGTTATTAGCGGGAAAATCTTACCAAATAATAAATGGTATGAGCCGTGGACATATCGAAAAATTCAAACGAGCGCTTGGCATGAAGTTATCAGGTCGTAGAGGTGCGGAAAAAGAAACTGCTAAACTTTTACAAGGTGAAGTTGTAAACTTGGGTGGAGACCCAAAACAAGCGGCAGAAACTTTGCAAAAAGTTTTAAACGAAAAAAGTTTTAATTATAAAAAACGACAATCACCAGGACTTCTTACGGGTGATCAAGCGTTATTGGCTATTGAACGCTCGTTAATACGTAGTGATAAAGAAATTTCAAAAGAAGCGGCAGAGCAGACTAAGAATTCTATTATCGATATGAATCGCTTTTTCCGAAATAGTATAGAAGTTGCAGATGGCGATCCTGAACTTTTGCGAATAATTGCACAAGCAAGAATAGATCAATTGAATGCCGTGACCGGATTGAGAGTTTCTGAAGCAGTAAGAAAACTTCAAAATATGGAGGCAAATCTTACATCCCTTGGAACTCCAAATCCGCAAGTTACCAAAGAACAAGCTGGAAACCAATTAAAAGCAATATTTGATAAAACTTATGACGATTTAAGAAAGTCGGAATCTGCATTGTGGGATAGAGTAGACAAAACTTTGCGGATAAGCGGAACGGAAACCGATAGTGCTTTGCAAAAACTTGCTTCCGAAGAGGGTGGATTATTAGAGATTGATCTGCCGAACGTTTTAAAAAGAATGCAAAACTTGGAATTTAAGCCTGAAGCCGGAATTTCAAGTGTTTCTTCTGGTGATCTCTTAGCGGCGCGTTCACAAATCAGCGAACAAATCAGAAAGGCATTGACTGGACCAGGATCAAATCAAAGTCGTGACCTTGCTCGACGTTTAAAAATTATTGAGACCGGAATTTTAAATGATCTTAATACTGCTGGAGATTCAGCGGCTTTACAATTGGCAAATAACGCCACGCGAAACAAATACGAGTTCTTAGGTATTCCCATCATAAGCAAAATGTATAGTAGGAATATACAAGGCATCTTGGAGCAACAACCTGACGTGGTGCTTGATAAAGCGCTGATGGGAGCGGGACAAGCGCCGTATCAAGACTTTAAGGCTCTTTTGCAAGCGGGCGCAAAAGGTCATTATTATCAGGAGATGCGAGACCCATTAGCTAAATTTTATTACGCTATGGCAAATCAAGCGGTATCACCCACGGGAGAAGTTGATCTTACAAAACTTAGTGGATTTTTAACAAAACATGAAAATGGACTAAAAGCGTTGGGTATCTACGACAGTTTGCAAAAACCCGAAATTCAAGCTCATTTGGTCAAACGCTTGCAAAATTCAACTGCTCAAATGCAAACAAGTTTCCTGCCAAAAACGATGGCAAGTAGGGTTTTGCAAATTCCCGCTTCGGGTATGCCAAGGTTTACCGCAAACATTTTGAAGTCGCCAAATAGATATGCGGAATTGAGAAGAATTAGAAACTTGTCTTTGAAAAAACAAAAAGGTGTAAACAATCAGGAAGCGCTCAACGGAGTTAGATCAAGCATTGTTGAAAATTTGCTCAAAGATAGCATGGTTCCTTATAGTGCCAGCGGAGTGGCGGATGAAGCCGCTGAATTATTGCTTGGTCAAAAATTGCGTCAACTATTGGACGTTAAGCAAGGCAAGACCACTTTGCGTGAAGACTTGGTTGATAGTGGATTGTTTACAAAAGATGAAATGGCTGGCATAGATGCAATGTCTAAAGAAGCTGATAAATTTGCCGCATCAGTCGCGCAAAGAACAGAAGGTGCAACGCTTCCGAGCGTACCTCCTGACTCTGATTTTCTTGTAGATATATTTGCCAGACTAGCCGGATCGTCCGTAATCCTAATGAGTCCGTTTGGACAAAGTATGGGTCACGATTTAATTATTGCGCAAATCGGATCAAAGGCGGGCAAAAACCTTTTGGATAAAATGCCAAATCTGAAGCTTAAAGAAATTTTGCTTGAGGCAATGCAAGACCCTGTGTTGATGAAAACATTGTTGGAAAAGAAAGTTGGCCCAGGATTGACGAAATCTCGTAATTTAGGGCTTGGTGCATTGTTGTCCTTTAAGGGGATTGTTGGTGATGATGAGGTTTATGCGATTGAAGACAATGACGGTATGACCGAAACACTCCAAAATATGATTGGGACACTAGCAAGAGAGGGTAGTAGCGCCGCAGATATTATGGAGAAGTTTGAAGTCGAAGCGCGAAGAGAAGGGACATCAATAGGACCGTATAAACTTGATCAAGTGCAAGCCTTATTGGGCATGAGTTATGAGGATAGAGCGCAAGTGGTGAGAAAAGTAAATGTACGGAATGTACCGAAAGGCTACAGAAGGGCTGCATATTATTTGAGTCGCAAACCGCGCAATTAAATTAATTTGACAAACCCCGCACCCGCCACTAACCTACCCCCATACTATTGTTAGTATTCTTTCTTTGAAGGCCCGTAGGTATCTCTCCCTACGGGTCTTTTTTTTGTTTTGTGTTGACAGTACTGTACAAGGATTATTTTGTCGGTTTTCCTAATCAACAATTAACTTAAATAATAATGATATGACATTCTTAGATAATATAGAGAGAGCGCCTGATTCGGGCGGGGGAAGTGGAAACTACGTAAAATTACAACAAGGCAAAAATTCTTTCCGCATAGTCGGTAGCCAGGCGGACAATGGATTTATAAACGGCATGCTCGGATGGACAACCAACGAAGAAGGTGGGCGCAAACCTTACCGCTGGAAAGTCGGCGAAGAAGCACCCCGCAAGTTTGAGGACAAACCCAAGGAGTTCTTTGCTATGAAGGTATACTCTTACGCCGAGGACCGGGTGCAAGTGCTGGAGATCACGCAGAAGATTTTGAAGGATACCCTTTATAGTTATTGCCAAGACCCCGATTGGGGCGATCCGCGAACATACGACATCGACATCATCAAGAACGGTGAAGGGTTAGAGACTAGCTATGCCATGGTTGCAAAGCCCCACAAAAAGATGACCGACGAGCAAAGAGCAGTCATCTTGGCAACCAAGGTTGACCTTACCGCTTTGTACGATTCCGGTGATCCGTTCGACGTTGCGGAAGAACCCAAGCCGCAACCCAAGCCGAAACCTGAACCCGATCCTGAGCCTGAGCCGGAATCGAAACCTGAAACAAACGATCCAAACGTACCATTCTGATGCTCAAGACTGGAATCAGTAATAGCGAGTACCATAGCGGACCTGAATTATCCTCTTCCATTGCCCGAAAGATAACTAGTTTTAGTCCGAAACACGTCAGATGGATGTTGGACAACCCGCAACCTAAAACACCCGCCCTTGCGATGGGCGGGTGTTTTCATGGCTTGGTCTTGGAGCCGAGCAAGGTGGAGTCCGAGTTCGGAGAAAAGCCCGACCAGATTGACGGTAACGGACCAAGAACAAACGCGTACAAGGAAGCGTTTGCAGAGATGGAAGCGCAATATCCCGACAAGCAATGGTTATCGGCATCCGATTACGACGTTTGTTGTGAGATGGCGGAGTCCTGCTTAGACCATCCGGTTGTCTCCGCATATTTGGCGGAGGTTGATGCAATCATTGAAGGGAGCGGATACTTCACAATGGAAGGCGCGGACTGTAAAATCCGCCCCGATTACTTCCTGCCCGATGCGGACGTTGTAATCGACCTGAAGAGCACGCAAGATGGTAGCAAGAAAGGTTTTGCATCTTCGGTAAGAACCTATGGATATGCACAACAAGCATGTTTCTATATGGAAGGATTGAGAATGCTCGGATATTCCCCGAAACAATTCATCTTCGTTGCCGTGGAAAAGAAACCACCCTACGTGGTTTCCGTCTACACGTTGAGAGGCTCGGACATTGACCGCCATAGAGAGGACATGCGTAGGGCATGTCAGCTATGGGCACAATGCAAATCGAGCGGCATATGGCCGGGCTATTCGGACTCCGTGGAGACCCTTGACTTGAGCAACAAATTCAATAGCTCATCAGTTACAAAGACGGCAAGTATGTTCGGAGTTTCACGAACTTACGTTTATAAGATCATCAAAGCGTTTCAACTGGAAACCCGCAAGATTGGCAATGAGGTCCGCGTGGACATGGATGAATTCGCCAATGCCATGAGATGGTTTAATGAAGGCAAGAAGGATGCGCAATGAACTTGGAAATCGATAGGCTGAGAAAGGGCGTAAAATTCGCCAAGGATCACCTTGATGATGCGGAATATAATGAAGCGTTAATCGTGTTACATGCGGTCGTGGATCGGATTGTTACAATGATTGAACGCAAGGCGGGATACTCAACGGTTGAGGGTGTAATCAGGCAAACGAAGGATAAGCCAGATGGGAAAAATAAACAGTCGAGCAAAGGGAGCTAGATACGAGCGGGAACTGGCCCGCTATTTGGATGAGAACGGATTCCCCGCAAGGCGAGGTCAGCAATTTGCGGGTGGGTCCGACTCACCGGACGTGGTGAGCGAAGAGTTTCCGTTTCATATCGAAGCCAAATTTGTCGAAGCGTTAAACCTCTATAAGGCAATGACTCAAAGTTTAAGGGACGCAGGAGACAAACCCCCATGCGTTATACATAGAAAGAAGAACTCGGAGAGTATGTTCACTTGTCGCCTAAGCGACCTGGTCGCTCTCCTCAACAAAAAATCGTGGAATGAAAATAGCGGCATTAGTAAAGATTAAACATGGAGAGATTTGGAAAGCATTGGAAACTTTGGGTTGGTCGCAAGCCGAGCTTGCCAGGCAAACGGATATGGACCAATCGAGAGTCGGGCAGATCATAAATCTTAAACGCAGACCTACTGAGACAGAGGTCAAGAAGATCGAGTTGGCGTTTTTGGATGCCGGAATGATTGTGGACGTAATAAGCGAATGGCCTGAGATGTTTACCGCAAAAGCCAAGAGCATGACTTACTACCAAGACGTTGAGTCAGATCGTTTGCTACCAAATAATCAGTCATTGAATCTCGAAAACAAGGAAATCTTGCAAATGCTTTTCGATAAACTTGATTTGATTGAGATTGATATTCTTTTGATGAACAGGGTTGAAGGGCATCCGATGAGTGAGATAGCGAAAAAGCATGATTTGACTGTAAGTAGAGTTGGGCAACTTTCGCAGAACTTGAACAAGAAAATATATGAGTTCAATGAGAAGCTTGACCTTGATGGGAGTGCATCCAAGTTAGGACTTACAATATACTTGGATGAAAAACCTGAGTTCAGATTTGTTGAAACTCAAAACCCAAAAGCGTTTAGCGGAAAGTTTCCCGCACTTGCAAAAGCATTGGCAACGACATGAGGGAAATCATAGAATATCTAATATTTACAGTCATTTTCATCGCTAGTTCAGCGACCTTCATTTGGCTTATCATTTCCATACTTACAAACATTTACAATGACTGACGAAA